AGGATACAAACCATGTTCTGCTTGGTTTGAAGGTATGGTTAAAAAATTAAAATACGATAGACGTAAAGTAGCTCAGGAGTTAGAATGTAACTTTTTGGGTTCAGGTGATAACGTATTCGATTCTGAAATGATGTTAGATATATCTAAAAACCAAGTTAAAGACCCAATTGCAAAAATGATGGCTGGAGGTCTTTGGATTTGGAAAGAACCTGTTAACGGACATAAGTACGTTATGGGTGTCGACGTATCAAGAGGAGACTCCGAGGATTTCTCGTGTGTTCAAATTATTGATTTTGATACAAGGGAACAAGTGTTAGAATACGTCGGTAAGGTACCTCCTGACATCCTGGCGGAGATTGCCTACAAATGGGGTACAATGTACAACGCGTACTGTGTAGTCGATTTAACGGGAGGTATGGGGGTTGCAACCGCTAGAAAAATGCAAGAGATGGGATATCAAGCAGGAATGTATGTTGATAACGTTGACACAACAAACAAATGGAAGTTTGACCCAAAGATGAATGAAAAAATACCAGGTATTAATTTTAACAGTAAAAGGGTTCAAATTATTTCATCGTTTGAAGAATCTATGAGACATAAGTTTAGAATTTATTCAAGTAGACTTTATAACGAAATGAACACATTTGTTTACATTAACGGTAGACCTGACCACCAAAAAAATCATCACGATGACTGTATCATGAGTATTTCTATGGCAATATATGTTGCAGAGAAATCTTTCCAATCTTTAGAGAAGGTGGTAAACCATACTAAAGCTATGTTAAATTCTTGGTCTACAGCAATAAGTGAGAACAAAAATACTTCGGATTACTTTAACCCAATGGTTCCACAAATGGGTAGACAGAACCCCATAAATCAAGGTGCGACCCGAGCCGATTACCAAAAATATGGGTGGTTATTTGGCGCGTAATAACTATTTATATTATCAAGGTAATAAGTAAATTTACATTATGGCAGAACAGAATATGACGGTTTGGCAAAGACTGTCGCAAACATTTGGTCCGAACTCACTCTTACAACAGGATTATCCAACTTTTAAGTTCGATAAGAAGGAACTTTTGCGCACCAAAAGTAGAGAGGAATACGAGAAGGAAAAACTACAGGCACAACAAACTTTTTATTTAACAAATCAATGGGCTAAGGTTGAAAACAATCTTTACTCACAAGCGATTTATTATGAACCATCAAGGTTATCTGCACAGTATGATTACGAGTCAATGGAGTATACTCCTGAGATTTCTGCAGCGTTAGACATCTACGCCGAGGAATCAACAACAACTAATGAAGATGGATTTATTTTACAAATCTATTCTGAGTCAAAAAGAATAAAAGGGGTATTAGCCGATTTATTTAACAATAACTTAGACATTAACACCAACTTACCAATGTGGACAAGAAACACTTGTAAGTACGGTGACAATTTTATTTACTTGAAATTAGACCCTGAGAAAGGAGTGGTTGGTGTACAACAGTTACCAACAATTGAAATCGAAAGACATGAGGTAGGTGCGAGTGGAAAAATTTCAACAGACATTACAAAAGAATTAGACAAGGATAAAAAAGCCCTTCACTTTAGTTGGAAGAATAAAAACATGGAATTTCAATCATGGGAAATTGCTCACTTTAGATTATTAGGTGACGATAGAAAACTCCCTTACGGTACTTCTATGTTAGAGAAAGCAAGAAGAATTTGGAAACAATTATTACTATCAGAAGATGCGATGTTAATTTACCGTACATCAAGAGCACCTGAAAGAAGAATGTTCAAAGTTTTCGTAGGTAATATGAATGATGATGATGTTGAGGCATACGTACAACGTGTTGCCAATAAATTTAAAAGAGAACAAATTGTAGATAATAAAACAGGTAACGTAGATATGAGGTTTAACCAAATGGCGGTTGACCAAGATTATTTTATACCTGTTAGAGACCCTGCGGCACCAGACCCAATTACAACATTACCTGGAGCAACAAACTTATCAGAGATTGCGGATATCGAGTATATCCAAAAGAAATTATTAACAGCACTTCGTGTACCTAAGGCATTCTTAGGATTTGAAGAAGTTGTTGGTGACGGTAAAAATTTAGCATTACAAGACATTAGATTTGCTCGTACAATCAACAGAATCCAAAAAAGTATGTTGGCTGAGTTAAATAAGGTTGCGATTGTTCACCTATTCTTATTAGGATTTGAAGACGAACTTTCAAACTTTACTTTAGGTCTTACAAACCCATCAACTCAAGCAGATTTATTAAAAATTGATGTTTGGAAAGAAAAAGTATTATTGTATAAAGATTTAGTATCTGACCCAGGAAATGGTATTCAAGCAACATCATCTACATGGGCTAAGAAACACATCTTTGGATGGTCTGACGAAGAAGTTCGTTTGGATTTACAACAACAAAGAGTAGAAAGAGCTGTTGGTGAAGAACTTAAAGCAACTGCAACAGTTATTACTAAAACAGGATTATTTGATAACATAGACAAATTATACGGAAGTGCAACAGGTTCAACACCTGCGGCAGGAGCTGCAACAACGCCAGGAGGAACTGAAGAGTTAGGAGCACCACCATCATTTGGAGGGGGAGCTGAACCAGCACCCGACTTAGGAGCTGAAGTACCACCAGCAGGAGGAGAGGCACCACCACCACCACCAACAGGAGAACCAGAATTAGCTCCTGAATCTAAGAAAAAAGACATGAACATTTTAATTGAAAGTAACCTAATTGAAGGAGCTCAAATGATAAATTTGGGTCAGGCACAACAATCTTTAGGAGAAATTTCAAAAGAATTGGATAAGTTATTAAATACGTAATATTTATTTGAAAACGAACAAAATGACCTTTGGTAACATCAAATCCCTAATTGAGAACAATCTACTAGAATCCTACAAAGATGAAAAGGATTTCAAGAAGACATTGAGAGAATTCAAACACAACGTGTTGAGTAATAAATCTATGTCAAAAGCGTATGCTTTATATGACCAATTGAGTAAACCTCAAGGGTTAAATGAACATGATGCGAAAGAGTTTTTAGAAGAAGGGATATCGTTATTACAAAGAATTTTGCCAACAATTAAATTACCAAAAACAATTTCTGAATCAGTTAAAAATAGTTATGCCGATATCGATACATTGGTTTACACTCAAAAAACAGATTTAAAGGAAAGAATAAATGCTAAGAAAAATATCATTTCAATTATTACTTTAAAAACTGAAACAGTTAAAGAATCTATCAATATTCCTATTAAATCTATGGTGAATATTGCAAACCAAACTTTGAGAAATTACCTTGATACTTTAGATGAAAATTCTAAAAAAGAATTTATTCAAATTGTGTCTGAAGATACGAAAACTCTTGAAACTAAATTTGAGACTATTCGTGAAAGTGCTATCACTAAACTTCAAACAATATTAGAAAATGAGAAGGAATCTGATATTAAAACAAGAATTTCTGAAACCATCAACCAATTAAAGGATGAAAAATTTGACCAAATGAATTTTTTAAGATTAAAAAATCTTGAGGAATCAATCTAATAGGTCTTTCTTTTTCTGAATATACTTAGCTTTTAAAATCTGTGTTCTTTTGAGTACAGATTTTTTTGTATATTGTTTTTTCTCTTTTAACTTTTGAGTTTGTTTGGTCTTAATGACTTTAGATTTTAATGTTTTTAGGGCTATCTCGATATTGTCCCCACTCTTAATGTTTACGATTATCATAATGATTTAAAAATTTTTTGACTATTAGGTATAAATACTCTATTCTTTTATAGAAAATAAACATACATAATCATGAACATTAATGAAAAAAGGAAAAAGTGTAAAGTTAAATTTATACAATCCAATTAAATCAGTCTACGGAACTGTCGATTCAAAAAACCTAAAATCAGTCTACATAAACATACAATCATGGGTGACCCCAAAACAAGAATACGATAATTGGAATAGAGTTGTCTCTAACTTAGGTAGAGAAATTAAACATTCGGTATTCGAATCAATAAACCAAAAATTATTTCAAGAAAAAAGTATCGTAGATTTAGACCTACGAACGAGTGGAATTTCCCACGGTAAAAAATCTTTCTTTAACTTAGAAATTAATTTATACACCAACTCTGAAATGGATTTTAAGTCCGTGGAAATCAAAGATTCCATTAAAACTATAGTCAAATCTATATTCAGAAATAACATTCAACAAAACAAATACTTCGAATTTTCAACCTCAAAAAAGACAGATGACCAATAAACTATCGAGAACGGTATATTTATCTTAAAAGATTAGATGAAAAATTTAAGAATATTAGAGGCAAGCGAATTAGGTCACGGTATCTTAGTCGAGGCTGACGCGGGTTGGGTATCACCTAAAGATTCTCGTAATGAAAAAATGTTGAGGGAAGCTAAAGATATGGACTATAGAAATCCATTTGAGTTTTATGCTGTTTTACAAAAATACGATACTCCAAATAGAAACGGTAGAACTTATCCTGAAAGAATTCTTAAAAGAGAAGCCGAAAATTATAAAAAGGCAATTGATAAAGGATTGTCAACTTCAGAACTTAACCACCCTGAATCTTCATTAATTGACTTAGATAGAGTAGCCCATTTAATTACAGAGATTTGGTGGGAAGGAAACATCTTAATGGGTAAGTTAAAATTATTAACTTCACCAGGATTCCACGAAAGAGGTATTGTATCAACTAAAGGAGACCAAGCGGCGAATTTAATGAGACAAGGTGTTACCATGGGAGTTTCTTCAAGAGGTGTTGGTTCACTTAAAAAGGTTGGAGAAAGAAATGAAGTACAAGATGACTTTGAATTAATTTGTTTTGACTTAGTATCGTCTCCATCTACACCTGGAGCTTATTTATTTTCAAACCCCGAAGATAGAACAAAATATGAGGAAAACTTAGAAGAAGAAAAAAAACATAACCAAATTAATGGATATGTTGAGAAGTCGGTTGACTTAATGAAAAAATTAAACGATTATTTAGGAAAATAATAAAACATGGAAGAAAAATATTTTGTAGCGAAAATTCAGTACGATTTACCTGATGAGAACACAGGTAAAATTAAAAAAATTAGAGAAGAAAAATTAGTTAAAGGTTACTCAGTTACAGACGTTGAGTCAAAAGTTACTAAGAAATACGAAGGGTTCACCAATGATTGGAGAATCACATCGGTTTCAGAAAGTAAAATTGATGAAGTCATTGAATAATTAATTTAAAAAGCAATTTAATAAAAGTGGTCCATGTGACCACTTTTTTTGTTTGGTAGATATTTATAAATAAAAATAATATGAACTTCTTAGTAAATTTAGGTAGTGGGGTAACCCAAGAGCAAAGGATAGTGAACGCCTCTTCATGGTCAACATGTTTGGCCTATTGTGAAGGTACAGGATTAACTATTGTGTCAATCCAATCATTACCCTCATCAAATATTGTACAGATAAGTACTGAAACTACTGACTGTTATCAAGGAACAATCAAAGTTAATGGTGTTGCAAGTCAATATTTTGTATGGGCAAATAGTTTTGAATCCTTTAATACATGGTTTGAATCTTTAACAAATCCCGTGTTACAAAACATACAATTTTCAAATAAACTTTACGTAACGGTATAACCAAAATGATTTTTTTTCATTTTGACACTATTTATTAGTTAAAATAACCAATTTTTTCATGCAAGAAAATAAATCATTAGTACAGGAGGCACTCATTCAAATGAAAAACGTTGAAGAGGCTATTGCCGAAAATGCAAAAGGAATACTTGCTTCAACTATGAAGGAAGAAATCAATCAATTAGTAAAAGAATCTCTATCAGAGCAAGACGAAGATGAGGTTGATTTAGATGTAGATATGGAAGACGATGACTCAGAAGAGTTTGATGTTGACATGGATACTGATAACGAAGATGAAATGGACATGGATTTTGACATGGACATGGATTCTGAAGAAAGTCCAATAGATTTAACTGACGCTTCTGACGAAGAAATTTTAAAAGTTTTCAAAGCTATGGGTGAAGAAGACGGAATCATCGTTAAAAGAGATGGTGACAATATTCACTTAACTGATAGCGAAACTGATGAAGAGTATTTGGTTAAGCTTGGTGAGTCTGAAGAAGACACAAATTTAGATGAAACTATGTATGTAGATGAAATCGATGAAATGGACGTTGATACAGAAGATGTAATTAACGCTATTTTTAGTAAAGACGGTGACGCTTCAGATATTGAAGTAGACCAAGATGAAGAAGTTATGTACGAAATTGAATTCGAGGAAGAAGACGAAGACGATGACGACATGATGGAACAAGAAGACGATGACGACATGATGGAACAAGAAGACGATGACGACATGATGGAATCAGATGATGATGACATGATGGAAGAAGACGACGACGATGACATGATGGAAGAAGAGGAAGAAGATTTGGACGAATCTTACAACCAAAGAAGAGCTGTTAGAGAAGCGAAATCAACAATTAAACCTAAAGGTGTTGGAATTGGGTCTGGACCAAAATTCACTTATAAAGATAAAGCTAAAGGCGGATTCGATGATAAGAAGAAAGAAGGACCAAAATCAGTTGGTACTGGTAAACCAAAATTCGAATACAAGAAAGGCGAAAATATGGAAGGAAGTTCCAAAGTTGTTAAGGCAGAAACAAAAGAAGGTGCTCACGGAATGAACAAGGGTGATAAATCTAGAACCATGAAAGGTAAAGAAGATTACACTACTAAAAAAGGTGACACTTTAAAAAGAAAAGCTTTCGAAAAGGAAGAAACTAAAGAAGCTGCTAGAACTTATGGATTTGGTTCTAAAGAAGGTAGAGGACTAAGAAAAGGTATTACTAACAATAGAAATTATGTTTACGGTAATAACGGAGTAAAAGTTGAATCTACTAAAGAAGAGGTTAACATGTTGAGAGAAAAGAATGAAGAATACAGAAAAGCGTTAAATATTTTCAGAGAAAAACTTAACGAAGTTGCTATCTTCAACTCAAACTTAGCATATGCAACTAGATTGTTCACTGAACATTCGACTACTAAAAAAGAAAAAATAAATATCTTAAGAAGATTTGACGATGTTGAAACTTTAAGAGAATCTAAAAATCTTTATCAGTCAATTAAAGGTGAATTATCTAAAACTGACACAAAAACAATGAACGAGTCAGTTGGAACAAAATTAAACAAACAAGTTTCAACAGGTTCTTCAACTACACTAATTGAATCAAAAACTTACGAGAATCCTCAATTCATGAGAATGAAAGATTTGATGAGTAAATTAGGGTAATAAATAAATTAATAAAAAACAAAATACATTTTAAAATGGGAGCATTATTAGAATCAGGTCTTGTTGGTAACATCGGGTTAAAACACCTTAAAGTTATCAAAGAAGACACAATCAACAAATGGGACAAATTAGGATTCTTAGAGGGTCTTAAAGGTCACATGAGAGAAAACGTTGCACAACTTTATGAAAACCAAGCGTCGTATTTAATTAACGAAGCATCATCTACTTCTGATACAGGAGCATTTGAAACAGTGGTTTTCCCTATCGTTAGACGTGTATTCTCTAAATTATTAGCGAACGACATCGTTTCTGTACAAGCTATGAACTTACCAATTGGTAAATTATTCTACTTCGTACCTAACATTCAGGCTTACCAACCAGGTACTTCTGAGCACTACGCACCTTATGGTTCTCCGAACCAAGCTGCAGGTCAAACACCAAACAGTGGTTATGACTATAACAACACTAAAGACCTTTACGATAGATTCTACGAAGGTAACGAACCAGCTTTAGACCCACCAGGTTTATTTGACTATTCTAAAGGACAATACTCAGCTATTACAACTGAGGTTGGTACTGTAGCTTGGTTAGCTGACCAATTAGTTCCTTCAGCTTATACTGAAGATAACTATAGAAAAGTTCTTATTGCAATGTCAGGTTTTGCATCTGATGGAGCAGGTAAATTAATCGGTCCTGACGGTCAACCAATGGATAACGAAGCTTTCTTATCTGATTTAACAGTTTATGGAGTTGCTGGTAATGTTAACACAGCAGCAAATGTAAACAACCCTTATTTATTCAGAGTTGTTACTCAAAGATATGGTAAAGGTATTGTTCAATATGGTAACAACAACTCTACATTAGTATTCCCTAACAGTAAAACTGATGGTGGTCAATATGACAACTTATGTGATGCTCAAGGTAAAATTTTCTTAGAGGTTGATTTACAAACACCAGTTTGTATTACTTGTGGTGGTTCAATGGACGGTTATACAGGTTCAACTTTCTCATCTACAACAGCTTTAGACAGTGCATTCACTGCTAAATATAGAATCTACAAAAACTTAGAGTTTGAAGATAGAATTGGTGAGGTATCTTTTGACCTTATG